AGACGCCATGCTGGCCAAATTCCATATGTCTGGCGGCACCGTCAAGTGGACGAAGCGCGATGACAAGGTCGTTGAGGCCACCTTCACCTTGAGGAACAACTCGCTGCCGTTCTCGGCCAAGATCGAGGACTTCGTGAGCAACGGAGTGGCCGTCAGCCGCGACGGGAAAATGAAAGACAACTGGCGCAAGTTCCCCCGCCAGATGCTCACCGCCCGCGTCATCAGTGAGGCCGTGCGGCTCCTTGCACCCGAGGTGGTATTCGGCGTCTACACGCCCGAGGAGATCCAAGACAGCAACAACTCGGCGCCGGCGCCTGACCCCATCAAGGTCGAGCCAATCGTCGAGTCATTCACAGAAAAACTTGAGGAGCTGCTGCTCGCCGACGAACCGGCGGTCAACGCCTACCTCGTCACCAAAAAACAAATCACTGAAGGCCAGACCTTCCGCGATGTCGCCCCAGACTTTGCCAAGAAGATTGTAACCAACTCGAAAATGTTCCTCGACGCCGTTAAAAAATGATTACTCTAATTGAAAAATATCTGACCGCCCAACTTTACGCCGGCCAAGCTGCGCTCCTTAACGAAGACGAAGTCTTCTCCAACGCCCACCGGCAGTACACCGAATCTCTGGCTTACTTCGTCCACGAGACCCAGGAGACCGGTGAAATGGTGGACATGCAGGCGATCCTCAAAACCGCCGCGAAGGAGGCATGCAGCTACGCCTCGGAAAGCTTCATCCAGCCGTCGATCCCAGCCACCGTGCTCAGAGAGATGGACCGCGAGATCCAAAAGGAACTCGAGGAGCTGTACGAAGCAGCCAGCCTGGCCGGCAAGCACCACATTCTCGCTCTGGCCAACGCCAGCTCCGAGCGCGTCGAAGAGTATCTTGAACTGATGGAGGACGAAGAAAATGAAGAATGAAATTCGCCACGACATGCCGGCGGCAGAGTACCACGCGCACCCGGCGCTCTCCAAGAGCGGCCTCGACCAGTTCCGAAAGTCGCCGGCGCACTATCGACACTGGCTCACCGCAGAACGCGAGGAGACCGAAGCGATGAGGATCGGCACGCTGACGCACCTGAGCGTCTTCCAGCCCGAGCTATACCACTCTCGCGTCGTCGTCGCTCCCATTGTGGATCGGCGCACCAAGGAGGGCAAATCGATCTGGGAGCAATTCAAGGTCGAGAACGAGGGCAAGGACATCGTGACCCACGATGACTACCACATGATCCGCGAGATGACGACATCGGTGCGAGGATCTGATGCCGGCTTGATGATCATTGGGGGTGCTGCCGAGGTGAGCCTGTTCGCCTCTCAGGGCGGCGTGGACTGCAAAGCACGCCTCGACTACATCGTCGATGGCATAATTGTGGATCTCAAGACGACCGAGGACGCATCGCCCGCGGGATTCGCCCGCAGCATCGCCAACTACCGGTACCATGTGCAGGCCGCGCACTACCTCGCACTCGCCCGCGAGCTGGGCATGGACGCGAAACGGTTCGTGTTCGTAGCCGTCGAAAAGGAGGCGCCTTACGCCATCGCTCGGTACGAACTCGATCCGGCGGATCTGATGCTGGCCGAGGCCGACCGGCAGAAGCACCTGGCGCGATTTGCCTTCTGTCAGGCATTCGACAGTTGGCCATCCTACAGCTACGAAATCAAAACCTTGTCGCTCCCCAAGTGGGCGACCAACAACAACGATAGTCCCAACCAGTAAAAGTCATGTCATTATTCAAAGTAGACCGCGCAAGTGCTAGCACCAAATCGTTCGATGCCCCAGGCATCTACTCAGTCGAGATAATCAAGGCCGAGTCATCGCTCACCACCAAAGGCGAAGACACCGTCAAACTTATCTTCCGTGGCGCTGACGGCAGCGTGGCGTCGGATAACTTCTTGAACCGTGAGAGCGTCTGGTGGCGCCTTAATGCGCTGCTAGCCGCCTGCCCATTTGTTGAGATCCCCGAGGGCCAAGAGTTGGATTTCAGCAAAGCCAGAATCTTCCAAGAATTCTTGGGCCGGTTCGTGGGCGCGAAATGCAAGATCAAGCTCGAGGAAGAGACTTGGGTCAAAGAAGGAACGACGGAAGAAAAGAAGACGCTTAAGATCCGCAAGTACCTGCCAGAAACCAACCCGTTCTGATTGGGTGCAGGGGCGCGACTGCGCAACGCGCACTAATTTTATGACACTCCGACCGTATCAACAACACGCCGTCGATTTCTTGCAGAATAAAAGCAGAGGTTTCGTCATCGCGCCCGCTGGCGCCGGCAAAACTTTCATCGCCGCGGCTGCGCTGCGCCAGGGCATGCGCCCAAACTCTCCCGCGCCGTTTACGAACGAGGCTCGCATCGTCTGGCTGGCCAACACCCGTGAGCAGGTGCAGCAGGCTCTCGACGCGGCCACCACATTTGGCATTAAGATCGAGGCCCACTGCGTGGCAGCTCAACCCGACTGCTCGTCCGCTCACGTTGTAATCGTAGACGAGGCCCATCACATGCCAGCAGCCACTTGGGCTTCGACCATAGGCCGCTGCCAGGGCATCATCTGGGGGTTCTCGGCGACACCTTGGTCGGATCCCGAGCGCGATCTGCGGCTCAAGGACTTCTTCCGCGAATTCTATACCGTGCCGAGGTCCGAGGTCATGGCGACCGGCAGCATCACGCAGGGCGCAGTCGTGGCGCACAACCTTGATTTGCCCAGCCAGTTCGACCCTGAGATTGAATGCAGCACCGTTGCCGAGACCGCACGCCGGTGCCGGCGCTTTCCATTTATTGACCGAAGCGAACACGAACGCCGGGCGAGGTGGCAGGCCACTGCTGATATCGTCAAAACCAACGGGCGACGTAACGCCAAGATCATCGACTTAGCGACCAGCGAACCCGGCAGCATTCTCATCCTGGTCTCGACGGTCGATCACGGTGAGCGACTCCAGGCTGACATCGCCGACTCCGTTGTCGTCCACGCGAAAATCGGCAAGAAACGCCGCACCGAGGCCATCGAAAGATTCCGCAGCGGCTCACTACGCTGCATGATTGCGACCAGTCTGGCTGACGAGGGACTCGACGTGCCGCGGGCCAGTGTCCTGATCCTCGCCGCTGGAGGCAGGTCCGCGGGGAAGCTCGAGCAACGTGCAGGCCGCGTGATGCGAGCACACGAGGGCAAGGAATTTGGGGTCGTCCACGATTTTGTCGATGCTGGCGCCGCCCTTGCTCACGCCCAATTTCTGGCTCGGCTCAGAACGTATCGAAAGTTGGGATACAAAATTTCACGACTATGAATTGTCCCCACTGCAAAAAAAAGATCACACCCTCTGAAGCTGGCCAATTGCTCGGTGGAATCGTGACCAAAAAAAAATCTGCCGCCGCAAGGCGCAACGGCAAGAAAGGTGGCCGCCCCAAAAAAAATGAATTCCGTAACTGAAACCCTGCGAAACATTGAGTTCATCCTCCGAAAATACTGCGACAAATTTGCCGACGGACCGAACGTCACTGGCATGAAACCTCGAGTGGACCGCGATCAAATTATGAGGCGCCGCGACTGTCTGACTCGAGAGGAGCACGACAAAATTCTCGAGCTGCATGCATCGGGAATGAGGCAGTGTACAATCTCCGAGCGCATGCAGCGTTCACCGGCCTGCGTGAGCCGCGTGTGCAAAGGTATTCACAAATCCTATTCGGCTAAAATGCAGCGCAAGTAGTTGGTGGTCAGCGGTTGAATTTTGAGTCACCGATTGTGTTTGATACCCAAAGCGGTTTGGGTTTGTCTCATCGTGTCGGAGGCAGTTCGCCCGAGACACAACAACAACAATAAAACAAAATGACGACCACGAAAAGCTACCTCAACTATCAAGGTTATTCCGACATCAAACCTTTTGAAGTTCTCAGTTTTACCGCAAGCGGGAAGACGGCGATCATCCGCCAAATGAAAGCCGAGCGAGATCGAACTTGGTTACCAGAATTTGTTAGCGGTGGATTTGCTGGACACTGCACGAATCAAAACGAACAACGCTGGGACATCAGCAGCGACGAAGATGGATTCGTGACCAAGGCTCGTCTTTGCAAGGGCGGTCACTGGAAATCGTCTTACGGAAAACACTACATGAGCGATAAACCACAGAGCTACTACGACTACAACTTTTGAACGATCTTCAAACCCGAAACCACCCTGCGCTCTCTTCGGAGGCGCGGGGTTTTCCGGTGCCAAGGCATCCCGCCGAGGCCAACAACAACATGACACCCTACGACAAAGCCCAGTGCATCGCGCTGGGGCGCTTGATCGGCGCCATCAAGATGGCTGCCTGCTACGGAAAAGACTGGAGCGCCGAAGAACTCCACGACCAAATCCAAAAACTCGCTGCGACCGTTACGGAAGTCGAGGCGTCGCTCAATAAAGCGTTAGAGGAAGCCCTTTCACCCTATGAAACCGAAAAAAAATAAACACGCAGTACAACTCGGCAGATCCGGCGGACTCGCCGGCGGTCTAAGCCGGTCGCCAGCAAAAATCAAAGCAGCGCGGGCCAATGGCCTGCTAGGTGGTCGGAAGCCCGCAAAGAAGGAGGTGCAACCATGAGCACTATCATCGACGGCGGCGGACCAGCTTTTCCAACTCTTTTTATTGAACCAAAATACGGATCGGGTTACAAGGGCATGACCCTGCGCGACTATTTCGCGGGGCAGGCCATGATTGGAATTGCTCAAAAAGACCCTATCGGAGCAAGTACTTGGATAGGATACGCGGCTTATGAAATAGCAGACGCAATGATCAAAGCACGGGAGGGCAAACAATGAACCCACCCACACCCACACCACGCACCGACGCCGCATGGGCGAAAACATTCGAGGACGAGTTGAATATTTTTTGGTCTGGCAATGCTGCGAACAAAATGCGCGAAGAGTGCGCGACTCTCGAACGCGAACTCGCCGGCCTTCGCGCCGAGGTGGAGCGATGGAAAACTGTTGCCGCCGAGATGTCGCAAGAGCGCGAGCACAACGCCAACGAAGCGTCACGCCTCCGCGCCGAGGTGGAGCGGTTGAACACGCAAATACTTGAGCGAGCCGCGTTAGTCCGCGCCGTCATGCGCGAACGTGATAACCTAGAAACCGAACTCGCCCGCCTACGCGATGAACTGACGGATGTCCACTTGGATAAAATCCGCCTCCGCGCCGAGGTGGAGCGGTTGAAAGAACAACTACGCATTGAATCTGCGTCCTCAGCTCACGCCCTACACTGGGCCGAGAAAGCCGAGGCTGCGCTTGCCGCCAGAAAAGGCACTCCATGACCACCATTGACCGCGCCCGAGCCTACCTTGGGCGCTGCCCGCCCGCCATCTCGGGCGCTGGCGGTCACTCCACTGCGTACACTGTCGCGGTCGCGCTGGTGCATGGGTTCTCGCTGCCACGATCTGAGGCGGCTCAATTGATGGCTGAGTACAATCAGACCTGCGTCCCCCCGTGGAGCGCCCGAGAACTCGAGCACAAGATCGACGAGGCGCTAAAGAAGCCGCACGACAAGCCACCTGGCCATCTGATCGGCGACACCAGCCCGCGCCGGCCATCGTGCGTCTCGCCCACCGGCAAGTTTATCGTGCGCTCATTACCAGCGCCAGCACCGAGCACCGAGCTGACCGGCTACGAGGCCACAAGGAAGTTTCTCGAGACGGTATTTCTCCCCAGCGACTGGATCTGCATCACCAACGAGGCCAGGCACGACGAGGAGCGCGGCAAGTGGTTCCCATCGGCCAGTGGCACGTTCATGCCGCTCACACGTTGGCTCGAGCGTTTCCCCGACGCCATCTGGGAAGGTAAGGAGGCCGGCGCATGGATCCGCATCAACCCGACAAAGCCCGACCAGTACGCCGGGAGCGACGCAAACGTGGCCGACTACCGGCACTGCCTCATCGAATTTGACGACAAGCCAAAGGACGTGCAGATGGCCATCATCACCCAGTGCCAGCTCCCCATCGCCGCGGTCATCGACTCCGGTGGCCGGTCGCTCCACGCTTGGGTGCGCGTCGATGCATCCGACAAGCGCGAGTTCGATGAGCGCCGGGACTCCATCTACGACTTTTTGGCGGATCACAAGCCCTGCGAGGCCAACAAGAATCCATCTCGGTTCAGCCGGCTCCCCGGTATCATGCGCGGCGATACGGAGCAGAAGCTCGTCGCGCTCAACATCGGACTGCCGACCTGGCAGGAGTGGATCGACTGGCGTGATCAGTCCGAGATCGCTGCGCCCACTACCCCGCAGGAGTTGCTCGACTACGATACCGCGAACGACCCGAACAACGTGCTGGGCAAGCGTTGGCTCTGCCGCGGCGGCTCGCTCACCATCGTGGGCCAGTCGGGCGTCGGGAAGTCATCCTTCGCCATGCAGCTCGGTCTCACCTTTGGACTCGGGCGGCACTTCTTTGGCATCAAACCGACTCGGCCCCTGCGCGTCGCATTCGTGCAGGCCGAGAACGATACCGGCGACATGGCCGAGGCATTCCGCGGCGTCGTCGAGGCCATGCGGTTCAGCGGTGAGGATCTCGCCACGCTCAACACCAACATCCGATTCTACGACGAGACCGTGAAGACCGGCATCGAGTTCATTCGGTTGGCCAGGTCCATCATCGTCTCCCACCGAGCCGACATCCTGATCGCCGACCCGCTGCTATCCTACGCCGGCGACGACATCAGTGAGCAGAAATTCATGTCCACGTTCTTGCGTAACCACCTCAACCCGGTGCTACAGGAGACCGGCGCAGTTTGGATCTGGCTGCACCACATGCCCAAGCCACCTCGAGGTGAGCAGGCCAAGGGGAACATCAGCGACTTGGCCTACGCCGGCGCCGGATCCGCAGATCTCACGAACTGGTCACGCGAGGTCGGTGTGCTGCAACGCCAGGGCGACGATCCGACGTTCACCTTCACGCTCACCAAGCGCGGCAAGCGCTCGGGCATGGTCGATCTCATGGGCAACCCAGCCAACTCCATCCGGCTGCGCCACGCCACCGCCGGCATCTGCTGGGAGTACGCGCCGTCAACGGTCTTCAAGCCCATCCCAGCCACTATCAGGAAATGACCGCCGACATCTTCCGACGCATGGAGCCTCGCCGGCACGACCGTGACCCGGCACTCAGCGCCGTGCTCGCTTACATCTGCGAGGTCACCGGCGGCGACCTGTCAGCCGCCCAGCGCACGTTCCATTACTTGCGCAACAAGGGCCACCTGGTCTTCACCACCCGAGGCCGCATCTGGCAGGGCGCCGAGCACGTCCCTTTCGAGACCGAGGATGAGAACAGGATGAGGGTTGCCGGCGAGATGGCCGACCTCAAGCGCCAGGTGCGCGAGTCGTTGGCCAAGATTAAGCAGATGCAAGCCCTACTCAATCAGGTGGTTGAGCAGCACAACGCACTCGCCAAGATCGTGCATGACAAAATAGGATGATAATAGGGTGACGAACGGATGCTTTTGGGGGCTATGCATGGGGGCTGCTTGTACTAAAGCACAGGGTCGCGTTGCTCCTTCGCCTGACGGCGAGGATCAGCGACCACGAGGGATTGTTTGGATTGAATTCAAAAAAATTCCAAAAATCTGGATTCCGCGGTGTTGACCCAGACCGGCGTCGAAAGGCCCGCAAATCACGCAGGATGGCGTGCCAGCCCCATTGCAGCAACGAACTCTGGCCCACAAATAAACTCTAGGTTCGGAAACGCTCCTGTGCTAAAAAGTCGAACATGGGCGAAGCGATGATAACCGAAGCACATGTTGGTAGAGTTGACGACACGTCTCTGATGACCGTCAGCCAAAAGCTCGCCAGGGGTTCAAATCAAGCTAACTTCAAGGCCACCCACGTCGATCCCGAGAAGGTAAAACTGATCGAGGATCTGATCAAGAAGGGCGCTCCACTCACCAGAATTGCTGCCGATACTCACTCCAGCAACTCCACCGTGCGCACCATCCGTGATCGCCTGCTCGAGCGCGAACCCACCCTCTTCAAGGCCCACATGTCCGGCGCCCTCCAACGCCTGGCCAACAAGGCTGCTTCCACCATCGAACGTGGCTTAGACAATATGGAAGATCAGGATATCAAACTCGGACAGCTGACCGGGTTATCCGTCGCACTAGGAATCTTAATTGATAAACAGGCACTTTTGAACGGCGATGTGCCCACAACCGTCGTCGAGCATCGCCTAACCATCGACACCGCAGCCGTTAACGAATTGCTCGCCAATTCCAAGCGTTCCGAAGCCGACGTTATCGACGTAACCCACTCGATGTCCGCCACTTAGGAAACTGAAGCCGGAAACATTAAACATAATGGTTATTGTACGTCATCCAAA